GTCAGGTCGAGAGCGAGCATCAGTACACCTCTATGTCGTTGATCAGGGTTGCCGTGCACATCCGGCCGACCACGCTGTCGCGCGCCGCCTGCCAGTCGAAGGTCGCCTGCACGCCCTGCGGCCCGGAGATCTCGATGCGGGGACGCGGCAGGTAGACGGCGTGCACGGTGAAGGTGAAGCTCTCGCCCGAGGGCAGGACGTAGGCGAACTCCATCTCGCAGGCCTCGCCGTTGATGGCCTGCGTCACCAGCGTCTGGTCGGCGAAGCGCACCTCGATCCGACCGGTGAGCGCGGCGATGGAGGGATCCGCCCCGTCAATGCGCCCGTCTGAGCGGATAGTCTCGATGCGGTCGAGGTTGTTGGCATAGGTGATCTCGGCCGACACCACATTGCCGAGCGCCGTGCCATTGCGCGTGATCGCCCCGTTGAAATGACCGAAGCGCTTCAGTTCGAGCGCGGCGGGCGTTCCGGCGCTGGTGGTCGTGCCCACCGTCTCACCCTGCGCCACCAGTCGCGCGGTAGCCGTCAGCAGGCCAGACCGCTGCATCTGCCAGGTGATCTGGTCGAGCACGCAGCCGGAATACATCGCATAGCGCGGCACCTCCGGCATGCCGGTCTCGATTGCCATGCTGGGCAGCGTCCAGGACCCGGACTGGAATTCGTGGGTGTACGGGGCCTCTGCGCCGGTGGTCGTGGGCGCGCCGAACGCCGCCTTCAACCAGAAGCCGAAGGCCTCCGCGTCGAGCGGCACCACGACGTCGCCGTCAGCCGTCACCGCGTCCTTGATCGGCGCCAGTGGGTCGCGGCCGTAGCCCAAGAGCTCCGAGTTCAGCAGCGGTTGCTCGGCGCCGAGCGAGGTGCTGGCGAAGGGCATGCGGGTGAAGCCGCTGGCAGGCGGCGTTCCATAGGTCGTCTCGAACGCAAGCGCCATCAGCGCCCGCGCCCCCTGGGCTCGTGCCATGGTGTTCTCCTTAGATTGTCGAGATCAGGCCAGTGGGTCGGCCGTGGAGTAGTGCAGCACCACCGGGATTACGGCCGCCTTCAGGCTGGCCGCGCCCTCGATAGGCAGATCGACGGGTCGCGGCGCTTCGGCTTCGACCCAGTCGCAGAGCCCGCCCAGCGTCCGGTCGGCGGCTAGCGCCGTGCCGATGCTGGCGGTCAGCGTGTCGAAGGCGGCGTCACGGTCGGGGCCCTGCACGACCGCCTCGATCTCGGCGCGGTGCTGGTAGTGGTAGCGTAGCGGCGACAGCGTCACCTCCGGCTCTCCCGGCTCGCCATCGCGCAGGATCAGCAGGCCCTCGGGGGACACGCGCTCGGGCAGCACCTCGCCGCGGAGGGGCGTGGCGGGCAGCGCCGAGAGCCGCGCATGCAGCGCGGCGAGGATGGTTTCGCGAGGGGTGGGCATCGGATTCTCGCAACTATCCTCTTACCATTCGCACAACCCGCCCGATTTCAATTTCCTCAGGCTTTGGCTCTCCGGCCTGATGAAAAAGAACCCTGTCACTTGGGCTGATCGGGAATGTGCTGAACGGCTGGCTGAGAGATATCAATGGAGATGAACCTAGTAGCGCCGAAAAGAACAGTACGACCTTGTTACGCGTGCAAAACACGTTCACCTCAGAACCGCTCGGAACAGATTTGAGTTTATGCCGATCTTGACCAACTCGAAGCTCAAGAAGATCCCCAGCAATGACCCTTCCACCTAAAAGCTCAATTTTATCAAACGTCTCAAGAGACGTGATTGCCTGAACGGCGGAAGCATAGTCACGAGACGGGACTGCCTGAAAAAAACCGTCCGCTGCAATCAAGCTGGCTTCTTGATCTAGGCAAAGTTCCAAAACTGAAATAAGGAAACGCTCCGCAAAACCTGTAGCTTTCTGATTCCCCAAGAACTTTTCAAGTTCGTGGTTCATCACGATTTCGTCGCGTTTTGCCACTTCAAGAGGGACATTCAGGTTCTTATTCCAGAAAATGACCCTACATATCCTTGCGGAGGGCACCCGGATATTTCGCGCTTCGAGAAGTGCGCAAAGGCAGTCCAGCTTCTCCTTATTCTTGGAGAGTGGGTTTTCGTGGGATATTTCCGCTCCGTTTCGTCTTTCCTGTATCCACCTCTCCCCATCGATGCGTAGTCGCCCCGACCAATTCTTGATCTCGATGGCGCTGATCTGCTTTGGTGAAACAACAATCAAATCAATTTCATAGCGTCCGCTTCCGGGTAAACGTGTATCGCGGGGAACACGTTTCGAATGGAAGATGCTTGCTGTCTTCCAACTGAGGTGGTCAGTAACCATTGATCGCAACGCCTGTTCAGCATCCCGACCCGCAGCAACTTCTTCCAGTTCGGGCTCTCGCTTTGCAGATACAATTTGCCGCCAAATCTCAAGCCGTTGCGCCTTGCTACTTTGTCTCTGCATCCAGTTTCCTCGCCCCAGCTTCCCTTTTCATAGCAATTGCTTGCGCGCCTAGCCAAGCACTATCACTATCTCCCCTCCATCCAGTTCGCCACGATCAGCCCTGGCACGCTGTCCAACGCCCGGTCTGCATCCCGCGCGAGGTTCAGCCGCTTCGGCAGCTTGACCTGCGGCACCAACAGGAAGATCGGCGCGGTGACCTTGCCGCGCCCGGTCTTCGAGCGCGACACCACCGCCTGACCCTTCGTGTTTAGCCGTCCCTCTGCCACCAGCAGGCTGGGGCCCGTGCGGCGGTAGACGAAGCGCAGGCGCAGCCCGCGTCGCCGTTCCCACTCGCCGGGCGTGATCCGGCCACCGCGCAGGGACTTGCCCGCGGCGGGCAAAGGTATCGCCAGCCAGAACCCGTTCTTCGAGCGGATCAGCGGCCCAGTGTCATGCGCGCCGACGATGACCGGGGCCTTCGACCAGACCAGCGCTGCCGCGTCCAGGCTTTCGCCCGACCTCGGGAAGTTCTGGCTCCGGATCGAGTTGGCCAGCCGCGGGCCGAGCCCCGCGCCGGTGATCTGCAGCCGCCACGCCGATTTCAGCCCGGTCCCGGCCTCGCGCATGGCGGCGGTGACGGCGCGTTCGCCCGCTGCCACCTCCGCCGCCATCATCGCGACGATGTCGGGATCGATGTCGAGCTTCAGTTTCACGCGGGCCTCAGATCGACGGTCCAGACCAGCCGCTCGCGGTCGCGAACAGGCTCACCCTGAATGAGGAAGGCGTCACCGTCGATCTCGATGCGGTCGCCTGGACGCGGGTTCGGCACCTCGGCGACGCGCAGGTCGATCCGGGTGGTCTCGGACCAAAGCCGCGCATCGCCGAAGTCGGTGACCGCGTCGGCGCGCCGGGCGACGACGCGCACCAGCACGGGCGCGCCGCCGTCGGCGATGTAGACCGCGTCCCGGCCGATGTTCGGATCGGCGAAGAGTGCGCCGACAGCGGCGGCGAAGGCGCTCATCAGAACGTCGCGTTCAGGCGGACCCGGCCGATTGTATCGCCCGCACCGCTCGCCACCGCCTCGACGGCCACGCCGATGAGAGTGTTATCGGTCGCCACCGTGGTGCAGCGCTTGTTGGTGTCGTCCCAATACACCGTGGCGCCGACGGTCCAGGCTTGGGAGCCGACCTTGGTGATGTCGAAGACGCCAACGAGGGCGGTCTCGACGGGCTCGCCGAGGGCGGCCGCTCCCGCGGCGATCCCGAAGATGGATCCGACGAGCAGGCCGTCGCCCGAGGCGACGGCATAGGGCGCGGTCAGAGTGATGGTGTTGCCGGGCTGGACGAAGTTTTTCATGGGGAGGATCCTTGTGGAACGACGAAGGGCGGCCCGTCAGGACCGCCCGCGTGTCAGGGTTCAGGATGGGGTGCGGGTTACGCGCCCGGGTTCTTGTAGAGGCCGCGCCAGTCGATGGCCTTGGCGCCGAAGTCGAGGCGACACTTGATCTCGACGCCGTCGACGTCGAAGCCGTTGCGCGTCTCGATGTAGGCGCCCTGCTGGCCCTCGAGATAGGCGTACTCGATCGTGTCGATCTGGTTCGGGCTGGCCGCCAGATACCAGGCGGTCTCGCTGGCGGCATCGAGCCGGGGCTCGCTGATCGGCGCGAGCGTCCTGATCGACTGCGGTACCACGCTGGAGGTCGCGGCGGGCACCAGATTCTGAGCGACCAGCTGCTCGGCCTTCAGTTCCAGCGAGGCGGGGACGATCAGGAAGGCGGGCCGGACGTTGAGCACCGTCTTCTTGTCGAGGCCGGTCTGCTTGGCCATGGCCGCCCGCGCCGCGCCGACGCTGCTGACATCGAGCGCCGCGCCGGTGCCCGCGAGGTTCTTGTGGGTGGTGTGGAACAGCGCGTTGCCGTCGGCCATCGCCGGGTTCGAGGTGATGATCCCCCAGACCACGTCCGACTCCAGCTGGGCGATGGAGTTGCCGTACATCGCCGGGATGCGGGTGAAGGCGTCGAGATCGTCGTTGATCAGCGTCTGGCGGGTGATGGCGACCACCCGGCCATAGGTCTTGACCTTGTAGCTCTCCTTGCTCTCGCCGAGCGTGCCGCGCTTGAACTCGCCGCTCTCGCCGACTTCCAGCAGCTGCGGGGCTTCGCCGAGCTGGACCCGGTGCATCGCCTTGAAGTCGGTGGCGAGCACCTGGCGGCAGAACAGCATGAAGGTGCGGGGATAGGCCTCGTAGGCCTGCCGCAGGGTCTTGTTGGTGACCGCCGACAGGATCTCGGGGAAGTCCGATGTGGAATGCAGCGCCCGCGTCGCCACCTCGTCGCGCGAGAGGCCGCGCGTGTTGACGCCGGCATTGCCGAGGCTTTCGCGGGCAAGCTCCAGCAGCGTCATGCCACGATACTGGCGGGCGGCGTCCTCCAGCTGGAACAGCGTCGGGCTGTAGCGGTGCAGCAGCGCATTCGCCACCGCGTCGCGCCGGGTGATGCGCTCGTCCCGTCCGCCGAGCGGGACAGAGACATGGCCGAAGGTCCGGGTTTCGTCCGACTTCGCGGCGACCTGGTCCAGGATCAGGCGGCGGGACTCGTCGACGCTGACGCCGCGCTTGACCAGATCCTCGGCGAAGCCGCGCTCGAGGTTCAGTCGTCCGGCCAGATCGTAGATGGTGGAGACCCGGTCGCGCTCGGCCTCGCGGGCACGGGTCGCGACCGCCTCGGTGTCGGGCGCGGGAGTTGCCTGCGTCTTCGGCTGGCTGCGCGTCTCGCTGGCGGCGACCTTCGGGTCGGGCGCAGCCGGTTTCGGCTCGGTCATGGGGGTGTCCTCGGTTTCGACCGGCTCGGTCGGCTGGGTTGTGGCGGGGGTTGCTGCGTCGCTCGCCGGGGTCTGGGTCTTGTCCGTCATCGGGATCGGTCCTTTCGTTGTGGAAGGGGCGTCCCGGCGGTGAAGGACGCAGTTGTGAAGGGGATGCTGGGCGCGGAAGCCCGCTGCGGGATCGGCGCCGACCGCGACGGCGGAAACCTCGAAAGGGGTCCAGTCCACCGCGCGCCAAAGCTCCCGGGCGGCCTCAGGTTTCGAGACCTCGAAGCGGTGGACCTGGTAGCCGATGGAGACCGCGCGGATGTGCCCGGCCTGAATGTCGCGCCAGATCGGCTCGACATCGGCGCGCTCGCTGATCCGCACCAAGGCGATGCCGCGCCCGTTCTCGATCCGCGCCGAACCCGGCACGACCGAGCCGATCACTGCATCGAGCGTGTCGAGCTCGTGCACCTTCAGGAAGGGCGCGCCCGCGTTCAGCCGGTCGAGGCGGACATGGGCCGGATCGAGGCTCAGTTCCTCGTCATAGGGCTCGCCGAAGAAGGTCGCGCGGCGGACGCGGGCGCCTGCCGACCAGACCACCTCGACGGTGCGGCTATCGGCATCGGCCGTGTTCGGCGCAAGCTCCGCCGACCGGCGCATGGCCGGAAGTTCGATCATCGTGTCCATGAAGGTCAGTCCTGTTGGTCGGCCTGCGCCGGATCGGTTTCCGCGTTGGCGGCTGGGTCGTTTGTCGGATCGGCGGCCGGATCGTTGCTCTGCGCGCTGCCCGTCTTGGTCACCCGCCGCGGATCGCTGTCGAGCACCAGCCCCAGCGCGTCGAGCTTGGCGTTGGTCGCGGCGATCTCGGCCAGCACGGCGTCGGGGTTGCGGCCCTGCCGGGCGATCACTTCGGCCAGCGTCATGGTGCCGGAGCGGATCGACAGCAGGTTCGCCATCGCGTCTTTCTGAGGATCGACCGCCTCGAACTTCGGCGGCGACCATTCGACCGGCACGGTCGGCGACGGGATCTGACCCGCCGCCCATGCGGCTTCCGTGAACCACCGCCAGACCGGCGCGCAGAACATCGGGATGAACAGCTGCCACTGCACCGCGTCGATCTGGCGGCGGAACTCCACGAGCCCGGCCCGGATCGAGGAATAGTTGACCTGGCTGAGATCGCCGGTGAGCAGCTCGTAGGGCACCCGGAAGCCCGCCGAGATCGTGTGCAGGCTCGCCCGCTTGTATTCGCCGTAGCCCCCGGTCGCCGAGGGCTGGTTGAACCGGATGTCCTTGCCGCCGCGGGCATAGGCGATGAGCCCCGGCTCGAACTGCTCGACCCGGTTGCCGTCGGCGTCGACCACGGAGGGCGCGATACCCTGCTGCGCCTCGTCGTCGCCAAAGACGATGGCGGTGACGCAGGCCTCGGTCTTCTTGCGGACCAGTTCCGCCACCTCGTAATCGTCGAGATCGCGCAAGCTGCGGATCACCGGGGCGCCCCAGGGAACGCCGCGCGCCTGCGTGCGCTGCTTCTCGTAGACATGGGCGATCTCGGTCGCGGGTACCGGGCGGCTTTGCAACCCGTTCTGCAAGGCTCCGTAGGCGTCGCCCGGATGCTCGGCATGCAGCCAATAGGCCCGGCGCTTGCCGACCGGGTCGAACTCGATCCCCTGGACCAGCCGCCCCGCGCCGAGGACGCCGGATTTGGTGGCGTCGAGGAAGTCGGCCTCCAGCACCTGCAGCTGCAGCGGTACCGGCAGACCGTCCGAGGATCGCCGCAGTCGGCGACGCACCAGGACCTCGCCCGCCTCGACCATCTCGCGGCAGATCAGCGTCTGCAGGCCGTAGAAATCCAGTTGGCCATCCGCGTCGCACTCCGCCGTCCAGCGTTCGAAGAGGGCGTCGACTTTCCGGTCCAGCTTGTCATCGCCGCTCGCGGCGCGCGGCATTAGCCCCGAGCCGATGATGTTGTTCACCAGCACCGCCACGGCCTTGGCCGCGTGCGGGTTGTTGCGCACCAGATCGCGCATCCGGTCGCGCAAGAGCGCCCCAGCCACGCCGATCTCGGTGTCGGCCGAGGATCCCGGCGCGCGCCAGCCGTCCGTCCGTCGCCCGCGTGCAGCCCCGTCGTAGCCACGCGTCAGGGTCTCGAAGGCCTGACGCGCCATGACGCGGCGCGCGGCCATGCGCGGCGCCACCGTGGCGATGGCGTGTTCGAACCAGGTCGCCGACATCAGCGGTCCCCGCGCGAGAAGCCCGCGAGCCCAGCGACCGGCAGCGGCCGGGTGGTGCTCGCGATGGCGCGCTCGATGGTGCGGATGCGGGCGAGCAGATCCTCGGCCGAGCCGTAGTCCACCGACTTGCCGTCGTAGCTGACCCGGGTCGTGCCGCTGGCATAGGCCCGGCGCAGCGCCGAGAGCTCGGTCTCCGTCCAGTCGGTCATCTTCAGAACCATCCCTCTCGCCGCCCGAGCCAGTCGGAGCGGCGCTTGCCCTGCGGGGCCTGTCCAGGCCGGTTGATCTGCCCGGCGGGATCGGTGTCGGTGGGTGCCGCCCCGAGCTGATCCTCGAGGTCGCGCCATTTATCGTCGGGCCAGCGGTCCGCGCCCGCGATCCAGGCGGCGGCGCGGGCATAGACCCGGCAGTCCAGCGCCTCGTTGCGCTCGCGGAGCTTCTGCCATTCCAGTCGGGCGAAGCCGCGCTTCGTGCGCACCGTCACCAGCTGCTCGGCCACGAACTGCTTCAGCCATTCGTTCTCGACCCAGTGCGGCAGGTGCACCGAGCCAGGCGGGAATGCCGCCCCGTCGGCCATGTCCTCATCGGTCGGGCGCGCCAGCCGCAGGAAGCGGTAGGTCTCGGCCTTGAAGGTCGAGACCGCCACGGTCCAGAGCCGAGCACCGCGCCGCAGGCGTTTGCCGCCCTCGGTCGCATCGACGAATGTCGGCCCCGACACCGGGCTCGAGCGGTTGAACCCTTCGACGCCCTTGACCGGCGATACCTGCCCAAACCCCTGCGCCCGCGCCCAGGAATAGACCGCCGGGGCCTCGTAGCCCGTGTCGATGGCGAGCCGCGCGATTCTGAGATGCGCGCCGCGTTCATGCGGCCACGACCGGTCGAGCAGCGCGGTCAGTTCCGACCACGCGTCATGCCGATCCGGCCCGCCCTCGATCACGACGTGATCGACGAGCCAGCTTTCCAGACCACGACCCCAGGCCCAGACATCGACCTCGATGCGGTCCTTCTGGACGTCGGCCCCGGCGGTCAGGAACAACCCGCCCGCGGGCACCGTGCCGGATGTCCAGCGCTCGCGGCGGTCGTAGAGCCGCTGCCAATCCGGGGCTTCCCCGGTCTCGACCCATGTCTCGCCGAGGATCGTGTTGCGGAACGCCTTGATCGCCTCGTCCGAGCCCTGTGCCGCGTCCCATGCCCGCACGATCCGCTCCCAGCTCAGCCAGCCGATCGGCGAGTAGAGCGCCGAGAGGTGATACCCGACCGTGGTCGGATCGGCGGCCGTGGCGGTTGCCCGCCATTCGCCGCCCTCCAGCATCGCCGTCTTGTGGTGCTCCGCGATGGGCATCTCGCAGCCCTCGCAGTGATATTCCGCCGTCTCCGGGCGGCCCTTCTGCCAGCGCAGCCGGTCGAACTTCAGCCATTGCATCGCGCTGCAATGCGGGCACGGCACGAAGAACCGGCGCTGGTCGCTGGCCTCGTATTCCCGCTCGATCCGGCTCAGCCCCCGGATGGTGGGCGTCGACACCAGGAACACCTTGCGCCGATGGGCGAAAGTCAGCGACCGCGCCTCCGCCAGCGTGACGGGGTCGCCTTCCTCGTCAGCGGACGCCGGATAGGCGTCGACCTCGTCGAGGAAGATGTAGCGTGCTGGGGTCGAGCGCAGCCCGACCGCCGAGTTCGCGCCAGTCATGATCAGGATGCCGCCCGCGAACTCCTTCGACAGCATGGTGTTGCCCGCGTCGCGGGATCGCGCGGGCTTCACCCGCTCCCGAAGCTCCGGGCTCTCGTCGATCAGCGGGTCGATCCGCTGCCGCGAGTTGCGCTTGGCCAGTTCCACTGTCGGCTGGACCGCCAGCATCGGCCCCGGCGCCTGGTGGATCGCGAACCCGATCCAGTTGTTTCCGGCTTCCGTCGCGCCGACCTGCGCCGCCTTCATGAACACGATCCGCTGCGTTGGATCGCCGGGGCTCAGCCGGTCCATGATCTCGCGCATGTAAGGCGTGCGGACCGTGCGATATCGCCCGGGCTCGGCCGAGGCGCGGCCCGAGAGCATGCGGTGCCGGTCCGCCCATTCCGAAACGGTCAGGTCCGGGTCGGGCCGCAACCCGTTGCCCCAGGACCGCAGGATCTCGCCCGCGCCGTCGAAATCCGTCAGTGCGTCATCTTCACCGGAAGTCGGGCCGGACCTCGGCGAGCTCAATGAGGTGGGCGCGTACATGTTTCTCCAGGACCTTCTGCATCGCGGCTGGCTCCACGGTGATCTGCGAGCCTGTCGCGTCGCGGCACGAGGCCGAGAGCTCTGCCGCCATCAGCGCTGCCGCGCGTGCGGGCCAGTTCACCCACGTGTCCCGTTCTTCCCGCGCCAGCCGGAACACCAGCGACAGCGCGCGGGCCCGCTCGATCAACTCCCCCTTCAGCTTCTGGAGCCGGATGCGCCGCTCCTGCGCCTTCAGCACCTCGTTCGCCGTCTTCGCCTGCAGGAAGGTCGTGCCACCGCCGACGGCGGGAACCGCCAGACCCTGTTCGCGGAGCGTGTCACCGACGGCGGCCACCGCCGCTTCGG